TAATGTACCTGCTGCTGCTTCGCCAGCTGCTGCTGCTTCCACTCTACCAAGAAGTGATGTGTCTGTACCAACTTGGAAATTCATATTTAGTGCTTCAAGACTTGTAATTAATCTTTGAAGTGCTGCATTGAGTGTATCTACTGCTGTAACATTTTCAAGAACACCAGTGTTCATAGCATCCATTGCTACTTTTGCTGCTACCCCCGCTGGGGTCATTAAGTCTTTCCACTTTCTTGTTCCATCAATCATGCCAAGGATTGCATAGCCTACCTTCATTCCTTGACCCATAAGGTTTGCAAGCAAACCAGTAATCATGATAATTGGTCCAGCCAAAACTCCAAGTGTTAGTAATATACCCAGACCATTTTTAATTGGTCCTGGCAATTTATTAAAGAAATCAGCAATCTTTTGTCCAAAATCAATTAACTTTGTTCCAACTTCAAGAATCTTTTGTCCTATTGGATATAAATCTGCTTTAAGTGTTTCAATAGCTCTTTGCCATTTAGCTGTACTTGACTCAGTTGCTTGAGCCATTTCTTGATTTGCAAGTCCCGCCAACTGTGAATTAGTAGCACCCGCTACCTTTAATGCATTTTGAGTTTGAGATCCAACTTTTCCAAAGTTATCAAGCAATGCTGAAATACGTGCGAATTGGAACTTGCCAAAAAGCTTTTCAATAAGTTGTTCTTGAGCCATCTTATTTAATGGTGCAAGTGCTGACTGTAAAGCCATAAGCATTTGAGTAGGCGTTCCAGCATTTCTAATATTTGTTAAGTTGATTCCAAAAGACGCAAATTCTTTATTGGCAGCTGCTGTTGGTGCAATGATAGATGCAAATGCTGATTTAAGTGCGTTAGCAGCTTGAGCGGCTGGTACACCAGCTTCACGCATTGCAAGCAACATAACAGCGGTATCTTTATATCCTCCACCAAGCTGGGCCATAATAGGTCCAACACGTGGAATCGCATCAGTCATATCTTGGAGTGACATTGTTGTTTGCTTCTGCATAGATGACAAGAAGTTAACAGCATTACCTAAATCTGTTGAGCTTACCTTGTAAACATTTTGTAAAGAAACAATTGCATTTGTTGCTTGAGTAGCATCAATTGCTCCCAGCTTAGAAAGTCTCTGTGCCTGATATGTTACATCCAAAAGCTTTTGTCCTTGTATGCCCATAGCTGCAAAGTTAGCTGCGACCTGTACTGTTGCAGACTGAGCAATACCCATTTGTTGAGCAACTTGCTTTCCTAGGTTAATTACTTGATTTGAAATAGCATTAAGTTGAGCTTGTGATGGAGGTGTAAGACCTTCACCATAAAGTCTTTGAAGTCTAGTAAGCTCTGTATTTACCGCTTTAAATGAAGCAACTGCCTGGCTACCAAACAAGATGGCGGGCATAGAAAGACCAACAGTAAGCTGACGTCCTGCCCATTGTGTATTCTTACCAAAATTAATAAGTTCTTGTGAACCATTCTTTACTGCAAGATTAAATATGTTTTGCTTAGCTGCAGCTATTTCTACAGATTTAGCAATAGGATCAATTGTGGTTGGTGTGAATACACTGTATACACCCTGCTTTGTAATATCTTGCTGGACTATAGAATTATTTAATTTAACTTGCTCTTGAGCAAGAGCATTTACTGAAGCTTTAGCAGAAGCTGATTTTCCAGTTATAATGCCAAAATATTGACCTAGGCTCAGCTGACCTTTTTGTAATGCCTGGCCAAACCTTTCTGTTTCAGAAGTTAGTTGAACAGTTTGTTTTGTAAAGTTACCACTAGATACCAGTGCATTACTAAATTCTGATTGAATAGTTTTAAGTTGATTTGCAAGACCATTATTTAGTCCAATGCCAGCAATGCTCTTTTGAAGTGAAGTTACCTGAGTTTGAAGGGCTTTAAGTTGATTATTAACGCTACTAAAATCACCAAGTGCGGTAATCTTTAATTGTATATTAGCCACTTATCACCCTTCCTGACTCATAAAACCAAGTCCTTCGTTTATACCAAAGCCTTCGTCTCTTGCAGTTTTTGCATCAAGCAAAGCTTTAACATCTTCTGGTTCTTTATCTTGTTCATCCAGATCAATGCCCTGCATTGCTGCCAGGAACTTCCTTTCACGATGTTCTCTATCTCTAGCTGCAGTTAATGTTGCCATCAACTCATCTAACGATAGGTTGCTTTCAAGCTCATCATAATTTTTCCAATGACCGAGCAAGAAAACTTCGGACTCAAGGGAGGCTAGATCTAGTTCGTCCCAACTAGAGCTGCTCCCAGTAGGTTTGGGTCGTTAAGCTTCAAACCTCCGCAAACTTCAAGAATCTTCATCATTGTAGGAACTTCAACGGTTTCTTCAAACAAATCTTTGTTAGTTGCTAGTGGCGACTTTGATGCCTCTAGGCACACCATTGCTGCTTTGATGAATACGTCCATTGCTGCATCTTCAGATTCATTCTCTGGCAGTTCCATTTCCTTGACAATATCCATAAACTTCTTTAGCTGCTTAATAGGCAGCGGTTTTAGAGTAACAGTCTCGCCGTTACTTAGTTCAATCTCTACTACATCATATACTGTTGTTGCCAATTTATAGCTCCTTTGTTTAGTTAAATTATACCAAGATATATGGTGAACACAAATTCAGAACCCCCGCCTTTTATTGACGGGGGCCTGAAAACTATATTAAGTTTTATTTATTTATTGATTAGTATGTTCCCCATACACGGTCAATAACGACACCGTATTCCATACCTGAATAGTTTGGATCGCTGTCTGGCAAGCAACGGAATGATACTGGGAACACTGTTGCTGTGTCACGCTTCAAAGCATGTGCAGTAGTATCAATTGATACTACACGACGTGCAACATAAACACGCTCTTTTTGACGTGCAACTGTTGTTGTTGTGCCAGCTGCAACTGCAGTTCCTGCATCTGTTGTTGCAACAGATGAACCGATCTGAGCTGGAGCTTGTCCAACTGCAACCAATACACGCTCTACTGGAGCATCTCCAAGAGCACCTGCAGCCATCTTCAATGTTGCTGCTGGGTTATCTGCAATAGTAGTAACTGTTGAGTCGTTAGGAATCAAAGTTGTAATTGCTTGTGTAGCAGTACCAGTTGAGTTCAAGCCATAGACATAGTCTAGCTGACCCCATGAAAGTTGAAGATTCTCAAGTGTTGCTTCTGTAAGTTCGGTCTTTAGCATAACCTTTAGAGTTTGCTTAAACAAACGAGCTGCGTCAAGAAGCTGATCAACCATAACCTCACCATAGTTTGGCTCGTATGAAACTTCTAGTCCTGTGTTGGTATAACCAACTTCACGGTAAGTAGAAGGTGCACCAAGAAGAGCTGAACGAGCTGAAGTTGTAGCTGGCATAAGTGCTGCTAGATCTGAAGCCTTTGTAGATGGGCGACCGTTATCGTTAGAGCTGTTACCAACGCTTACGAAAATAGATGCTGCACCAACGATAATATTTTTTGTACTTGTAGCCATTTTTTTATTTCACCACCTTATTTATTTTTAGAATAAAGAAAAAAGATAGCAATTTACTTCCTCATAGAAAACTATAGCATTGAAGGGAAATAATTCAAATTTAAAGCATTTTGCCGTTGCCAGATACATCAACTTCTCGTGTGTATCCATATACTATTGATAGGTCTCCACTCATGAAACCGCCTTCATCAGCAAAAGATTGGACTGGATCTGAGGTTTCTAGTCTAAACCAGAGGAACTTAAATGGGCTATTTGATGCCAGGGAGACATTTATATCTCCTGCAGAAAGCTCATATCTTCTAAAAAGGTCAATCAAGAAGTTTGTTATTGTCTGAATTTGAGCAGGATTTCTTGAAACAATCTCCATAATAAAGCTTTCTTCAGATACCCACCACTGAACACCATAATGCTTCTGGATAATGTTATAAGTTATATAGGTTTTTCCTGGTAGTAGGTTGTTAAATTCTGGAACCTGCTGTGCAGGAATAATTGGAATAAGTGGCTCATTAAATCCATCAGCCATATAGTCTGATGGGTGTAAAAGTCCAGCTGTTTGTAATTCTGCCCAGATAAAGTTTCTTACATCATATCCCGCTACGTGTGTATAGTCTGTCATACTATTTCTACCTTCCCGCCTGAAGCAGCCTCTGAGACCCTTTGTACGGCTTGTCTGACCTGTGTTACGCCAGCACCTGTGACATTTAATGCCTCTTCTGTTGCTGATTGCAAGCTGCTATAAAAACCAGATGCATCCATAACTACATTACCATTCTTAGTATACCAATCTAGCAGGTAGGTAGCAAAAGCATCTTTTGTTTGCAAGCCTCCTGGGTGATTAATATTAATGGTAGTTCCTTTAGCAATAAATGCAATTCCTTGACTATCAGCAAAAGCTAAAATTCTTTTTGCTGCAAAGCTTACCTTTGCACCCTTTTCCATAACGGCTGCCTTATCTGCAAAAATGCTTCTTTTTGTTACTGCCTTTCCTGTTGGTCCAGCTGTTAAAAGTGCTGGGTTGATCGGGACGGGAAGTCGTGAAGGCAAAAATTTAGTGTTAATAACAAGATCACCATATAGAATAGCTGCTCTTTCTAACACAAATAGCCTTGAAGTTGATTTTCCAATTCCGCCCCATTCATAAATATGGTGCATCTTTTTTGGATTTCTTCTTGCATAATTGTCTAGGTCAGTTACAAATCTTTTACCTGTAATAGCAAATGTAGCTTTTGCAATCTCTGTCAAAACAGTTGGAGATGTTAATTCTTTCATGCCAGATATTTTATTATCTAGCTCCTCTATCATTTGCTTTGTATCAATTTGCAGTTGAATCATCGTCTTGCACCTGCACTCTTGTCACAATTGTCTCATAGTAAGAAATTTTGCCAAACGGATCCAGCACGGCATGTGAAGCGGTTACTTCAAACTTAGTGTCAGGTTGATCAATCTTATCAACTTCAATATAAACTTTTTGTCCATCATTTGAGCGAATATTTTCTATTCTCCAACGCTTGGACATTAGCTCAAGTCCTTTAAACTTTAACTGCATTCTTTCTGTATATGCACCTTCTGCATTTGTGGCATAGGTTCTGTTATCACCTTTTGTTGATGCCCCGCCCACAGCAATTGGCTCTACCTTACACTGAACAGTTTTCTTGTAAACCCATTGGCGGGTAACAGCTCCAGTGTTTGGATCTTGACCATTTTGTTGTACGTATATATCAGCCTTCATGTTCATTACAGAGGCTACAAAAGATGCATTAAACATTAGATTATCACAATGTTGACGTTGCGATATTGGTCAAGGATATTATCAACAGTCACATTGCCTGTACCGTTAAATGCACCCTTTGCCATTTCAAATGAAATTTCACTGAGGTCAACTTTCTGCAAATATTTGTTTCTCCAGTTGTAATCGTTTGAAAGAAGATCTTGAATTAAAAGCATTGAAGCTTGTTTAATATCTTCTGGCACATACTTATAACCCATTTGCCCAACAAAACGGTATCTTGCATTATCTCTGAATTTGCCATAGTACATAACAGTTGGATCAACTTGATTGTCGTATTGAACATCCCAACCTGGGTTCACAATGCGTACACCTTTTCCTGTTGGAGTTATTTCTACTCCGAACCCAAATGTGTTCAGGTACGGCTGCAAAGTATTATCAATAACTACATAGTCATTTTCATAAACCTGATCAATGCTCAAAATTCTTTCTGTAAGCTCAACAATGTCTGAACCAATTCCACGTACTTCTTGTGAGCCATAATATGTATAAAACTTAACGCCTGTATAACCTTCAATTATTGTTCTTGCCATTTTTTCAGCATTAGCAATTTGCTTTGGGTCAACATAATTGTCATCTGATGGTGTTGATCCAAATCCTAGAAAGTCAATGACTTCAGATACTGTGGCATATGGAGATTCTATGCGGTAAAAATCTGTTTGTACCGCTGTTACTCCTCCAAGAGTATATGTCCATTGTACTTCTAGGACTCGGTTTACACTTGTAATTGCGGGGGTTAATAGAAAAGAATATATACCCGCTGGGGATTCATCTATAACAGACAAACCAGAAAAACCAGTCAAAGCTGTTGCATCATTATCAGCATCAAATAAAGATACTGTTGGATTACTATCTGCTTGGGTTAGAACTCCATCGCTGAATACTTCTAACTTTATTTTTACTTGGCTGTTGTTTGCTATTGTCTGCAATCAAATCGCCCCCTTTTTTATGCGTAGTACTCTTGAGCCTCTCGTGGAGTCGCAAGGCGGAACCCTGGCTGTGTGTCAAAAATACGCTGTGCGTCTGCCTCTGACATAGCAACGAAGGGGTGTTCTGAGGTGAATGTAAATCCACCTGTCTGGTAAGAATGATTCATTCTTTCCATCTTTACTAAAACCGAAGTTGTAGGCTTGAGAATCTTCTTTTCTCTTTGAACCTTTTCCATCTCTGAGATTTGTGGTTCTTGTTTTTCAGCACCATCAAACTTGGCATACATCTGATAAGATATGCCTTCTTCTTCAATTGCAGCAATGATTTCTTGTTTTGTCTTTAATCCATCAACATCAACGCCAAATGAATCTGCAACTTTTCTTAGTTCTGTAACTTTTAAATCTGAAAATGACATTAAATTTCCTTTCGTCATTGTTTATTATAGCAGAAAATGATTAAGGGAGCTACTCTCGTAACTCCCCCAATCTTGCAACTAATTAAGAATTAGTATGTAGTTGTGTAACCAGCAGCGTTAGCACCACCAGTAATACCAGAACCATTGGTTATTGAACCAAGAGCTCCACCAACTGAACCTGCAACCTTAACGTTCTTAACGATAACGTGTGCATCGTAGTTTTCCATTACACAGCCAACACGAATGTAGAGTGTATACTCAATTGTGTCCTTCTTTGGTTGGAACAAACGATAGACTGTTACGTCACGCTTGATACCAATGATGAAGTTCTGTGGGAATGTCAAGTGAATCTCGCCATGAAGACCAGAAGCACCTGCATAATCGCCTGAACGGGTCTCGTCAAACAACGGAACGTTGATGACTGGAATACCGAAAGCGAATGGAGTTACTGTACCTGGACCACCGTCGTTAGCTGCAACATCACCACGGATGATACCTGAAGCGATATCAAATGGGGTAAAGCCAGAGCTAGTCTCTGCGGTTAGGTTGAACAAGTAGTCTTGTACCAAGTTAGATCCTGTAAAGAAGCGAAGTTGGTTACGACGTTGCTTGTACTTACGAGGCAATGCCTTGATTGCTGCGTTGAAAATTGTCTTATCTAGACCGTTACCATTAGCATCAACAACGTGAGCGTTGTTAAGAGCCAAAGAACGGAAACCCTGGAACGCTGAAAGCAAACCTGAGCCAGTACCGAGACCATTGATGAGAACATCCTCAATATCGTTACCTGCTTGGGTAGCCATCAAACGTGCAATGTGGTCTTCTAGATCTGGACCCTCAACATTGTCTTCAAGAGACTCTGCTGAAAGTTCCCAATCAAGACGTAGCTTACGAGTAGTAAGCGATACCTTGTTAAATTGTGCATTCTGAGCAGAGAAAGTTGATCCATTAGCATTTGTATAGCCATCTGGAGTTCCACCTGCAACAAAGTTGCGTGGATTATCTTCCTGTGCAACTGTCATGATACGTTGTCCAACTGCGACACGATCAATTTCAGTTGTGTTTGAACGCATGCGGATTGTACGTGCTGTCTTAGCAAGAATCGTAGCATCCCACATGTAATCCAGGAAGCGGTTAGCTTGATCTGGATATAGGAGACCATTACCTGAAAGGGTAGATGCGTCACCTGATGCATTGACTGCTGACGAACCGAGATCCGTAGTATCAATTACTTTTTGTAGAAGTTCATTACTCATTTATTTATTTCACCACCTTATTTTTTGTTAGATTTTTTATAGGTTATTAACACCGAGGAAGTGTCCTTGCCATATACTTTTTTGGATTTTTGTATCCTCTACTGGTCCCGAAAGATCAGTAGACTTCTTAACTGCAGTTGCGGACTCAAAGCCCTTTAGCTGGTGATCAACATAGTCAATCTTTCCATACATATCCGTAACTGACTTTTGTAGGGCTTCATGCTTTTCTACAAGCTCTGTGTGGGACTTCTTCATTTCCTCAAATGAATCATTCACCTTTGCAAGCTCTGCAGTGGTTACATCAATAACCTTCTGAAGATCTGCAATCGTAGCTGATTGTAGGGCATAATTCTTTTCAATAGACTCACCAAAGAAGGTCTTGAGGTCAGTGACCATCTTTGTAAAATCAAGTGTATCTTCAACTTCAGAGATTTCTACAGCCTTTTCAATTTCGGTTGTAGCATCTGATGTCTCATCTACAGATGAAACTTCTTCGGCTGGAGTCTCTGCATCAATTGACTTCTCAATTTCAACATTTGTATCTTCTGCCATTTTGTTACCTCCTTCGTTGAGTGAAATATCATCACTCTTTTTAAGTCCGTCCTCAAACGTGACTTTTTTCTTGCTATTTTGATCAGGATAAAGATTGATTGTGCCTGAGCTATCAATTACATTTCCCGTCAAACCTGGTGCTGCAGACTCTGTATCTGCATGTGCTGCTGTTGGAGCATCATCTTTCTTGAAATAAGAATCAATTACTTTTTCAATTGTTTCAAGCTTCTCAACATCTGCTTGCTCTACCCATCCAATGTTTGTCATTTCTCCATCGCAAACTACACAACTTTTAGTTGTTGCAGTTGATGTTGAAGCAACTTCATCTGTTGAACACCAGAAAACATTTTCTGTTACAATGCCTTCTGCCATCTTCTGAATAGAAAAAATATTTGCCAGCTGATTTGCTGGTGAGTCTACTAGTGAAAGCTCATGCAATTCATAGTCATGGATAACACGACGATCTTGTCCGCTTCCGTCATCTG